TTGCTGACACTCTGGTCGAAAGAGGTTTTCTAGAGACGCAAAACCCTTCAAAGGGTGAAAGGGCTAAAAGAGCCAAGAAATTCATACTTAAAAGAAATAAAAAAGACCCCAACTTCCCCGCCCTTAGACTCGTTCCGCGCTGGTCTTACGATTACCCGAGTAAATCTACTCAAAGTTATCGACTAGTCATGACTGAGGCTGATTTGGATAAATTTATAAAAATGTTGGAAGAAGAAAAGGGCTGGTCAAACCTTCACGCTTCACATCTTCATAAACTTTCTTTAGAAAAGCTATTTGACTTATGCGATAAAGGTTATGCCAAAATTGCCGAAAGCGGAAACGCTTACTTCAGGGACAACATTAAAGACCAACTAAAAGCATGTAGATACTGCGGTAAGATTTTACCATTTGATTGGTTTGATTTCACCAAGAAAGGAGCAAAGCGATACAGCGGGAGTAGATGTAAAAGCTGTCGGAATTCACATTATAAACAAAGATACCAAAATCAAACTGAAGAAGAAAAAGCAGTATGCATAAAGAAGTCTAGCGAGTGGAGATCTAAAAATAAACAAAGAGTTAGAGAATACAACAACACCCCCAAAATGCGAATGAGAAGAGCCGTAAGGAAAAGATTGAAGGATTTTATGAAAACAAAACCTCACAATTACAATAAAGAGGTCGGAGTTACAAACGCAGAACTTACCGCTTGGATAGAAAGCCTTTGGAAAGAAGGAATGTCGTGGCAGAACTATGGGGTGGGTGAAAACGGCGATCATGAGGGCGCGTGGCATGTAGATCATAAGATTCCGTTAGCAAAATGGGAAACACACGGAAAAATGCTGGAGGGTTACTTTGAGGGCATGTCACCAAATCATTACTTAAATTTGCAGCCACTGTGGAGTTGGGAGAACATGAAAAAGGCTGCACAGTGTAATATATCTACAAATGAGCCTTTCATATCATAATCTACCTGTTTATGTCGGGGCGGCTGACGCTTCGACTGTAACGGAGAATACAGCTTACGTTCCCGCCACTCAGGTAAATGTAAACTACAACACGACTTCTGCACCAAGGAGAAACCTCGGTGTCGATGTGGCTACAGGCGATCAATTCACCTTTTCTTCAGCATTAGCAGCAACCATTTCAATGACCTGCATATTGCAAAAGGAATTTGAACGAGGTTTCGAGTTTTTCTTAGACGACTCCAATGATAATTTTTTTCCGATTAAAATTGGAGATAATATGTTTCAAAAATGTTACGCAACGGATATTGCCATTACC